CTACATCAAGGGGAACTACAAGCTCGAAGAGTGGTTCGGCGTCTCCAAGCGGACCACCAGCCCGACCACGGTCTACAAGAAGCAGAAGCTCGACCGTGACGACATGCTCGACATCACGGACTTCGACATCGTCGCCTTCCTCAAGGCCGAGATGCGGCTCATGCTCGAGGAGGAGATCGCGCGTTCGATCCTGCTCGGCGACGGCCGTCAGGTCAGCGACGCGGACAAGATCAAGGACCCGATGGGCGCCTCCAGCGGCGACGGCATCCGGTCCATCATCAACGACCACGAGCTCTTCGTCACCACGCTGTATGTGAACGTCGACGACGCCAACTCCACCTACGACGAGGTCGTGGACTCCGTCATGGACGGCATGGAGTTCTACAAGGGAACCGGCACCCCGACCTTCTTCACCACCATCCCGGAGCTCAACAAGTTCCTGAAGGCCAAGGACCTCCAGGGCCGTCGTCTCTACGAGAACCGTTCCGCCGTCGCGGACGCTCTCGGCGTCTCCTCGATCGTCACCGTCGAGCCGATGAAGGAGGTCACCGGTCTGGTCGGCATCATCGTCAACCTGGACGACTACAACGTCGGCACGGACCGCGGTGGCGAGATCAACCTGTTCGACGACTTCGACATCGACTACAACCAGCAGAAGTACCTGATGGAGACCCGTATGTCGGGCGCTCTCATCAAGCCGAAGTCGGCGCTGGTCATCAAGAAGACCGCTGCGGCCAACGTCAAGGCGACCCCGACCAAGCCGGCCTTCGACGCGACCACGGGCGTCGTCACGATCCCGACCGTCACCGGTGTGGTCTACAAGGGCAACGACGGCACGACCACCCTCACCGCGGGTGCTCAGACCGCCCTCGCTCCGGGCGCGTCCACGACCGTCTACGCGGTCCCGGCGGCTGGCTACTACTTCACCGACAACGCGTCGGACTCGTGGCCGTTCACCCGAAAGTCCGCCTGAGTTAGGCGACCCCAGTCATGACCCGATTTTCTGGAAAGGTGGGATACGGTACGACTGTAGAAACCTCCCCTGGCGTGAACGAAGACCAGATCACAGAGTTCTCATATTTTGGAGACGTGGTCCGGAATTCAGTTAAGTTCAGGGAGGGTGAGAGCGTCAACAATGACCTCTCGGTGAGTAACTCCATCAGTATCGTTGCGGATGAGTACGCCAACGGGCATTTCTTCAACATTCGCTATGTCATTTGGGCGGGGGCATATTGGGCGGTCTCGAACGTCGAGGTCCGTAGCCCCCGCCTGATATTGGAGCTAGGGGGCGTCTACAATGGCCCCAAGGCTTGAGCTTCAGGCGCTCCTTGAGGGGGTGCTGGGAAGTCGTAATGTATATTTCCAGCCCCCCTCGAACCTTTCGATGCAATACCCCTGCATCGTCTACGCCCATGACGCGGCGAAAACCGAGTTCGCTGGCAATCACCCATACAGTCGCACCAAGCGATATCAGGTGACGGTGATCGACAGGAATCCGGACACCCTTATTCCTGACGATGTCGCCCAGCTGCCTCTGTCGAACCTCAACCGGGTTTTCACGGCGGACAACCTCCACCACTACGTCTTCAATCTGTACTTCTGAGAGGAAGTCGCATGACCAAGCTCGCTTGGGACTCCACCGGTGAACGGCTCTACGAGACCGGCGTCGACCGCGGAGTCCTGTACATCCCGAACAACAGCGGCGTCTACGACGAGGGTTACGCCTGGAATGGCCTGACCACCCTCACCGAGTCGCCCTCCGGCGCGGAGTCCAACCCGCAGTACGCGGACAACATCAAGTACCTCAACCTGCTGTCCGTCGAGGAGTTCGGCGGCACCATCGAGGCCTTCACCTACCCCGACGAGTTCGCCCAGTGCGACGGCACCGCCAACCCGCAGGCTGGCCTCTCGATGGGGCAGCAGTCGCGCAAGACCTTCGGCCTGAGCTACCGGACCAAGGTCGGCAACGACGTCCGGGGCAACGACTTCGGCTACAAGATCCACCTGGTCTACAACGCCCTCGCGGCCCCGTCCGAGAAGGCCTACGCGACCGTCAACGACTCGCCCGAGGCGATGGCGTTCAGCTGGAGCTTCACCACCACGCCCATCGATGTCGGCACGATCAGCGGCACCGCCTACAAGCCGACGGCCAGCATGGTCATCGACTCCACCAAGGTGGATGCTGCCGCTCTGGCCAGCCTCGAGGACGCGCTGTACGGCACCGCGGGCCAGGACCCCCGTCTGCCCACTCCGTCTGAGGTCGTCGCGTTCTTCTCCGGCACCGTCACCAGCGTCACCCCGACGCAGCCGACGTACAACGCGTCCACGGACATCGTCACCATCCCGTCCATCGCCGGTGTCAACTACTACATCGACGGCAACCTCGTCCCGGCGGGACCCTTCGGCCCGATCACCGAGAGCATCATGGTCGAGGCTCAGCCTGCCGCTGGGTACAAGTTCCCGAAGAACGCCGACAACGACTGGGCCATCACCTTCTCGTAGTCGTACCTCTCATGACAGAAAGGAGGCCGGAGAGTGCTCGCAATCGAAGTTCTGATGTCCGAAGGAATCAACGAGGAGACACGAGAGTTCGTACCTGCTGTTGTTGCTAAGCTTGAATTGGAGCACTCTCTGGTCTCCCTGTCAAAATGGGAGTCAAAGTTCGAGAAGCCCTTCCTGAGTACCGAGAACAAAACTCCGGAAGAGATTCTCTTCTATGTGGAAGCGATGACTCTCACCCCAGATGTTCCCCCGGGGGTTTTTCTGAAACTCTCCGAGGACAACATACGGGAGATCGACGCCTACGTCGGCTCTAAGATGACGGCCACCTGGTTCAGAGAAGATGCGAATCAAGGACGTAGCCGTGAGATCATAACAGCCGAGCTCATCTACTACTGGATGTTCTCTTCGGGTATCCCGAAGGACTGCGAAGACTGGCATTTGAACCGTCTGTTCACCCTGATCAGGGTGTTCAGTGAGAAGAACAAGCCCCAGAAGAAGATGAGCAGGACCGAGATCGCCCGGCAACAACGATCACTGAACGAACAACGACGAGCCCAGATGGGCACTTCCGGATGAGAGGGGGAAATCGTCGTGGCAAGGCTCGACTGGAACGCTGCCGGTTCACGTTTCTACGAAGCAGGCGTTGACCGGGGAGTTCTGTACGTCGACGGGTACCCCGGCGTCCCCTGGAACGGCTTGACATCCGTCGACGAAAGCCCGTCAGGCGGAGATCCGAAGCCGTTCTACATCGACGGCGTCAAGTACTTGGCAGTTCCGTCCCCGGAGGAATTCGAGGGGACCATAACCGCCTTCACCTACCCCGACGAATTCGCCCAGTGCGATGGAACGGCCCAGCCTCGATCCGGTCTTTTCCTGACGCACCAGCGACGGAAGCCGTTCAGTCTTACCTATCGGACCTTGATAGGCAACGACCAGACGGACGCGCTCGGGTACAAGATCCATATCGTATACAATGCTCTGGCCTCGCCGTCGAATCGGAAGAACGACACCCTCAAGGACCAGACCGACCCGAGTGATTTCAGCTGGAAGATCACGTGCAGGCCTCCGTCCATCGATGGGTACAGGCCCACTTCGCACGTCATCCTCGACACTCGTACTACCGACCCGTCGGTGATCGAGACCGTCGAGGATATTCTCTACGGCACTGACGCAGACGCCGCGAGACTTCCGAGCCTGATCGACCTGATCGCTGCGTACGACACCATATCTACGCTCACAGTGATCGACAACGGCGACGGCACCTGGACCGCTACTGCTCCGTTCGATGTTATTCGGATGCTGGACGACGAGACATTCGAAATCACCGCGCCTACCGCGAACTTCATCGACGAAGACACCTACACCCTCAGCTCTGAGTAGAAAGGCGGTCCAATGGCAACCGTCACAGGAATGACCGCCGCCGCGATGCAGGCCATGCGGGACGGCACGGTCACAGGCGCCATATTTGATTCGGCGAACCACCTCATCCTCACCAGGAACGACGGCACTCAGATCGACGGCGGAACCCTGGCCCTTGCAAGCGTAACGGCCCCCGGTCAGGTTGAGCTCGCAACCAGTGCCGAAACGCAGACTGGCACGGACGCAACCCGTGCTGTGACCCCGGCGGGTCTCGCATCTCTCCCCGGGTTCAGGGCTCAAATCCTGGCTTCCAACTCGGTCGCTGAGACGGCGGGTCCTGGCTCATGGCCATATGCTGTCTCGATGATGGCTGCGGTCTCAGGTTCGG